TGTTTGTGTTGTGGAATGCAGATGGATGCAGATATCAACGCAGCCATCAATATCCGCAACAGAGGAGTCTATAGTCCCTCTGTTAAAAAAATATAATGACATATACAAAAATATATGTTATGAATAACTATTATAAATAAAATATAATGACATATACAAAAATATATGTTATAAGTAACTATTATGCTAGATACAACCATCATTACCGGAAAAATCTTTACCGGTCAACCCAGTGCCAGTAATTTAATCAGCAAGCGACTCTATGTAAAAGTATTTCCCGGAGAATTCTGGCATCGGCCACCTAGATCTAAAAAAGCAAAAGTGTATGGTGGAGAAATATTTGTACGATACAGTGCCAGAGAATGGCCAGAAAAAAAGAATGGCCCCTTACTTGGTGATCAGGGATTACTACAAAGTTTGGGAGATTTATTACGCAGTGTAAATCTTGTAAATATAGAAGAACTTTCATATGCAAAAGTCCAACATGATTTAAAAGAAGTTCTTACTATCAGTGTAGGGCCAAATTTAGCCAAAGAAATCATAGACCGTGGTTGGGCTAAAATAAATCAAGATCCTGAAATGGCTGTATCCAAAGCATTGTTCAAAGCAAAAACAGAAAAATTGGAAGAAACTTCCACAGTTACCACAATAGGCGAAGCACTCATGCTGCCAGTTGAAACTGTTGAGGATGCAAGTCAGCAGGAAGTCGTTCAGGAGTCTGTTGCTGAACCTGTGCAAAAGACAAAATCAGTGCCAGCAAAGAAAATCCCTACAAAGGATAGTTCTACACAAAAAACAGAACCAAAAAAGAAGAATCCACCACAAAAGAAATCTCCTGTAGAAGAATCCATCACTGAACAAGCAATGGACGAACCTAAAAAAAAGCAGCCACCAGTTAAGAAAAAACAATAAACTCCTAAATAATAAAAATTATATAGGGGCTTATCATGGATCTTGTTCAAGCACTTACTGTTTATTTGAACAGTAATTTTGTTTTATATACAAAAACGCATTCGTATCATTGGAATATAACTGGTCCGTTATTCCATGAATTACATCATATGTTTGAAGACCAGTATAACAACCTTTGGGAAAATGTAGATACTATTGCTGAAAAAGTTCGTCAATTGGATACCCCAGTGAGAATTACCCCAGAATCACAGAAATCTATGTCAATCATTGATTCCACAGTTGAAATAATGGAAGAAATGGCATATGTACAGCAGTTATACAAAGACCATAACCGAATGATAATGCTGCTTAACAAGGTTTTTGATGTGGCAGAATCAGTGGACGATCAGGCTGTTATGAACTACATTGCAGAAAGATTGGATTATCACAACAAAACTCGCTGGTTTTTAAAAGCAACATTGGAATCACACGCATAAAATAGCAATAAATATGATTTTTAAAAAACGGGTCAAGAGGTTTCCCCGATAATAATTGCCTTCCAACAGGGTGCGAGGCCCCCATTTAGGCTCATACCCTGTTGTTGGAGAATATTATGGTTGGTTTTGTAAATGAATCTGGATGTTTATTTGCTGGCAAACATTTATTAATTGATTTTTATGACTGTGAGACAGTTCCTGCACATAACATCATTGAGTTGGCTATGGTAGATGCTTGTATTGCCACAGGTGCAACAGTTTTATTCCATCATAGTCACCCTTTTGATGGTGGTGGAAGCAGCGGTGTGGTCATTCTAGCAGAAAGTCATGGCACATTCCACAGTTGGCCTGAAGAAAAATTTGTCGCAGTTGATATATTTGTATGCGGCGACTGCCAGCCAGAAATGGCAGTGGATATATTGAAAACTATTTTTCTCCCAAAAAAGACATTGGTAAAATTGGAAAAACGTGGTGTGATGACTGACCAACAACGACAATTTGAGTTTGACATGCCTACCACAAAAAACCGTTTGACAGAAACAGCTCTTTAATATAAAATTCAATATTAGCAATATAGGATTTTCACGCTGTGTCACATCTGCGTTATAATATCAAATGGGTTGGTCGCTGCCAATATGGCACTAGCGATAAAATCTGGGGCTGGTTTTATTATAATGATCCTACATCGGCAGAAAGTCCTGCATGGAACAGTCCGGCGTATGTTTTTTGGGCTGAAAGACAAAAACCTTTACATGTCAAAAAACATGCATCTTTGTTTGGACAAATGGACAAATTAATTCGACAGAAAAAAGATCGTAAATATACCGAGATCGAGGTAAAATCTCTGCTGGAAATTTGGCCGTCATTTTACCAAGATCTTGATAACCGTTTTATATTTTTTATGTTGGTAGGTGACTGATGACGGATGCAATAACAATAACACAACCAGCCAGAGATTATATCAACGATCGCTGTAACAATGGCAAATATCTCATGTCTATCAAAATCAATAACAAAGGCTGTAGCGGACACAGTTATGATTATGGACTTGCCAATTCAGACACTGTTGGCAAGTACGACGAAGTAATTGTCTGGGACGGTGGTGGTGTAGTAATTGCTGCTGACAGTATCATGTATCTTTGTGGAAGCACTTTGGACCTAAAAACTGATTTCATGGAACAATACCTCGTCTGGGAAAATCCACAAGCAACTGACCATTGTGGTTGCGGAACTAGTTTTGCACTAAAAACTTCATAATTTGCAGTATAATTTTTTTACCAGTTATAATGACTAAATGGAAAAGTTATATACCTCTAAATTATTTTACAAAAAATATCCTTTTAAAATTCTAATTGTTAGAACATATTGTAAAACAGATCCAGATTATCATACTGGATGGACAGTACAAAATGCTAAAAATTGGTTAGATGAACAAACTATCAATCATAGAATGTATAATCAAGTAATAAGCAAAAACAAGAAAAAAGGAATAAAAATTATTCGTTCCAGTATTTTTGTAAAAAGTCGTGCAGAATTTGAAAAATGTATAGATAAGTGGAAGGCTGACGTTTTTGCGGTAACTTCACCATATAAAGATGAGCACATTCAGTTTTTAACAGAAAATACAGAAGTCAGCATAAGACAAAAACTGGTTTATAAAAAATTCCGCTATATAATTACTATCAAAAAACACTGGCGAGAAGATATACAAGATTTTGAAGATTGGATCAATACAAACTTTACCAGAGATAATGCAAAATATGTTACCAATGGATGGTGGCCAAGATTATATCTAAGAGATGAGAATGATTTAGTGTTATTAAAACTTGCATATGATGAAAAAATCAGCAAGTTGTGTATTATCTATACATTTGATGAGTTAGAATCAAAACCCTAACATTCAATAAATACCAGGATATTTATTGGGAATCCTGGTATAGTGACTATAGTATTTCAACCACAATCACAGACATATTATGATTATCCTGTGTGGACGACACCGCAGTATCTTGGAACATTTGTACAAGATTATTCTTTTGATATCAATCCTATAACTATTGTTTTTGGTGCCAACCCCAATACACAAATTACTGTGTTAAATGGTTCTTTGCCTAATGGGTTATCGTTTCAACAGATAGACAACACTTTGATTATTTCTGGAAGTGCTGTCGAATCAACTAGCGTGATAGAATCACAAATCACCTTTCGTGCTACACAGACTAATGGTGGCATATCAGACCGGACATTTTTTATAAACCTAACTCCAATTATCAGAGCACCAAGTTGGGCACATCAAAAAACTTTTTTAGGCTATCAAAGCAATATATCCGTCAGTGAATATCAAATAAATGCGGTATCACAATCAGACAACAGATTGATATATGATCTACCCAACAATCCCGATAATGCAGCAATAAATGCACGAACAGGGATATTTTCACTGAATGCAACACCATATACGGCCAATCAGCAGGTATCAACTGTTATAAGAGCCACCGATTCAGGCACACAAGCAGCCAGTAATATCACTGTAAGCGTCGATATAGTCACAGTTCCAGGACCCAACTGGGTGACACCGGCTGGAAGTCTTGGTGTTTTTTATAGCGGGAATTTTGTAGAATTAAATTTATTAGCAGAAGATCCTTTTGATCCAAATGTAATCTATGTGCTGGATGAACCAAGTCAAACCTTGGTTGGATTTGGACAAGTCTGGGATGATGACTATGGCTGGGATAATGATTCTTATATTCATCTGCCACTGCAGGTGTCTAGTGATGGATTATTGTATGGACTATTGCCACAAGTTATAACAAACACCACATATACATTCAAGGTGGTTGCAAACAGCAGTAATATTTCATCAACTGCATATTTTAATTTAACAAATGAACCTGCAATCAATAACAAAATTTTTTATTGGGAAACAACTGATACCAATCTTGGTACATACAATGAAGGACAGTTGATCAGTATCAGTATAAAAGCCGTGACTACCAGAGGAACAACCGTTATATATAATGTTACTGGTGGATTGCCACCACCTCATCTTATGTTGGGGTCTACATCCGGTGTTATACAAGGATTTCTAGAATATTGTCCCATAAACAAAACCTATTGGTTTGAGGTCACTGCCACTGATGGATATCAATCTATTATACAGCAATTTAGCCTTACAGTGAACAAAGTGTTTGGCAACCAATTTTTAGATGCATACATACCTCTCACTGGAACCCTTAGAAATGCATGGTCGGCAGATACTGCCAATGTTCGTGTGCGTGAACCAGGACAAATAATTTATGATAGAGTATATAATCAACCAGATTATCCATCTCTAGACATTATATCTGGATTAGAAACTGGATATGCCACACCACAAGATATTTTGTCCAAAATAAAACCATGGTTTTATGAGTTAGACTTACAAATAGGACAAGCATATAACACATCTGTACAATCAGATGGATTATCAGTGATATACAGAAAAATCACTGATAATCAATCAGGTTCTAATACTAGCATTAGTTCCTCGTCAGTTGCTGGCGGAGAGATATACCCAATAAGTATCAACAATATTCGCAATGCACTTATTGTAAATTATCCCTGGGTGCTCAGTGGCAGTGGCAATGGATTTGCATTAATTGCCAATCTTGATTGGAATACTGGTGCTATTCAATCAGTGACAATATTAGATTCAGGAATAGGATACCTTTCTCCACCACAACTTGTAGTGAGTGGAGCAGGAACTGGTGCCGAATTACAGGCAATTTTAGGCCTGGTTGATGTAAAAGTTGCCACTGCTGGCGGTGGGTGGTATCTTGGACAGATATTTTCAATATCTGGCAATGATGCTGTAGATTTGGCAATCTTACAAGTTACTGAAGTAACTCCAACCGGAGGTATTATAAATCTTGCAATAGTTTCACCAGGAAATTATCGCAATGTTGGTACATCTAATATTTTTCAGGTTATAATTGGTTCTGCATACACAAGTATATCAGTTTCCTGGGGTATAGTTGATGTCCAAGTAATCAAAGGTGGCGAAAATTACCAATGCGGCATTACAATAAACACAAGTGGTGGGGAATTGTTACCAAGTTGGCAAGATCAATATACACCTATTATAGAAGTCGGAGAGATTAATCCTGTTACAGCCAATCTTGCATCCACACTGCTAAATGAAGAACCCAATAGTTTATATGGGCAGGTATGGAAGCCAACTTATCTGGTTCTACAATGGCAAGGACTACTTTATATAGGATCTACAATTTTTGAAGAAAACACCACAACATTTGATGGGATGACAACAAGATTTGAAGACACAGAAAGTCCATGGCTTACAGTTTTTGACGAAAATCAAATGACTTTTGACAACTCAGATACAATTTTTGATTACCAAGATCCACTTGAATATGACTTGGAAGTTGTCTGGGGTGGAACATTAATTGATGCTGGCACCACTGTATTTGATCTTTATAGTACAATTCTAGATGGTGTTTCGCCCAGAACTTATAGCAACACCAGAATACGCAGATGGTATAATACACAAAACAAAATATATTCTGCCAATAATGCAGTTACTTAACAAAAATATTCTTTGCACGAATTAACTAAATAATTCATAAAATTTAGGCTGGATAAGTTTATGTCTTCATATATTGACACATCAAGCATCAATGTGAATTTCCCTGTTTCTTTTGTGAACAACTGTTCACAGGGGTTTAGAAACAATTGGCAAGCCATTACCAATCAGTTGAACAACACCAATACAGCAATAACAGCCATCAACGCCAACTTTGGCTTGATGTATAACCTGGTTTCAGGATTGAGTGGTATTACTGGACCTACCGGTGCTATAGGTCCAACAGGCTATAATGGCACACAAGGAACATCAGGGTATAGTGGATTTTCAGGATTAAATGGACTGGCAACTCAATCAGGTTACAGTGGATACAGTGGCTATAGTGGCTATAGCAGTTATAGTGGCTACAGTGGCCACAGTGGCTATAGCAGTTATAGTGGTTATAGTGGCTACAGTGGCACGGGAGGTGCTTATTCCAGACAGTCTATATCAACAACCACTGTAACATTATCAGCAGGTGCAAGCACTAGCATTTCCTTGACTGGGTTTAAAGGCTATGCACTTTATAGCATACAAGTATCCGCCGCAGCATGGGTGGTTGTGTACAGCAGTAGTGCAGCCGCAAGTGCCGATTCTGGTCGTTCCATCAATACAGATCCTACACCAGGAAGTGGCGTAATAGCAGAAACTATTACATCAGGTTCAACAACAACATATTTTAGTCCAGCCGTGATAGGCTACAGCAGTGAATCTCCTGCAAATACTTATATACCCATCAAAGTTTACAACAATGGTGCATCTAGCACAGCAATCACAGTTACAATAAACTTGTTACAACTTGAATCATAATTCTACAAACAATAAATAATTCTATGTTTAATCATCCCTATATATGTCTCAGCACCAAACCAGATCTAGATGATCAAAAACTTCTAAAATGGTTTGGTGTTGTTTCAGAATCTGCCCCCAGCGGAGTCATATCCGCTGTTGAACTTCGTGCAGATAATAAACCACAGAGATTTTATCACCGAAAGATTGACGGCATGAACAGATATTGTGTTGTGTTAAGCAGAGATTTGGAAGGTGAGGAAGTAAACAAAATTGCACAGGCTGCAAACCAAGAAATTCCTGAGGGCGATTGGGAAATATCCTGGAGTCAGCATCCACAAACATCTCCAATTTTTGAAGAAGTCAGGGAAGATATTCTAAAAACTATAATTCTTGAAGCCGCAAAACGCAATCATGGCAAATGGTTGAACAGAAAAATCAACGAAGGGTGGCGATATGCTCAGTCCTTCAATAGCAGAAAAAAAGTTAGTCCCATGTGTCGTGAATGGGATGCATTAAGTGAAAGATATCAAAGAGCAGAATATCATCGTATGAAAACTCTTTTGGAAGTCTTAGACGAAATGAAATTGCATTTAGCAACAAAAAAAGTTTAATATTTTGAATGGCAAACATAACACAACAAGAATTACGATCAATCATTCAAGATTTACACAGCGAAGCAGAAACTACTCAACTTTCGCAAGATTTAATTTCAGGAACCATAGATGCACAAATTTATAAAAATATGTGCTACCAAATGTATCTAATTACAGATGCTATAGAACATAAGATAGAAAAAATTGACTCAAGGATTTTTAGAAGACATCAGTTTGTACAAGATATTATTGAATCTCCTGGAGGTTCAGTAAAAATATGCAATAGTACCAGAGAATATATCGAGTATATCAACAATATGGTGTTACCCGACATGACTGAACTACTAAAAGGTGCAATTTATGTATTTTATATGGGCTGGTTATATGGTGGGCAAATGATTGCTAAAAAACTTACACTGCCCGTTAATCATCTACAGTTTGACAATGTAAAATCCTGCATAGATTATATCAGAACTGTGATATTAAAGGACCTCACAGATCAAGATGCCATTGAAGCACGCAGGGCATTTGCTGCTGTTATTGCAATTTATAGAGAATTATATGAACTGCATTGATCTTGTTATAAACATAGCCAACAGGCTAAATGATAAAATAAAACAACATCATGGATCACACTTTATACCAACAGAAGAATTTGGCTGGCAAAATTACAGATATCGCAGTCCTAAATTTAGGCTGGCACACATTGAGATTTTTAATCAGGATAAGTTCTGTGTAATTCATTGTTGTGTGTTCCCGCATAGCACTGATCCATCACCAATTTATGGATTTGACGTTATTGCAGGTGAAAACAAAATCACAGGATTGTTTTTAGATTTAAGTCCCACTGTGTTGCCAAGCACGCCATTTACAAATATTGTTGTGGAAACAGAACGCAACCGTCCAGAATGGGGGGATATTTTTTCACCGTATTGGGTTGCCTGTAGACCATCCTATGAAGAAATGGTTGGAATCGGTGACGAAGCACTTAAAGTTCTGACCGTTTATCTAAGTCAATTGGGTGATATTGGAGATCAAAACAAGATCAGGATTGCTCAAAACCATTACTGTTTACAGCAACAGAAAAACCCACACACTCGCAAAGCCCTGATCAATTTGATAGGCACAGAACGAGCAGATTATTTTATGAAAAAAATCTTGTTTCCAACTATTTGATTTTCTGTTAAGTTGGCAATTACAACTTTAAGGTGTAGAAAGCCAAGTTTTTCTTCAATAGATGGAATTTCAATAAAAAATGATACTAATTTGACACAATGGCATGCTACCTGTCACACTTAAGACTATGATATGGAACGACATGATTACAAGATTGGCAGAGTTGAAAAACGATGTTACAAATAGTGTAAGAAGTATTTCTTCTATGTCAGTAAATGCTGTAAATACATCAGACATCAGTGCAGATGATCACACAGTATTGAATTTATTCATTCATATTGCAAGTGATTGTATAGATTTAATATAATACAATAAATCAAGACCTACAACTGCATACATGATATATCTGCAAAAAGCAACAAATTATTGGTTTTTTGGTTATCCAAGCAATAAAATTGCAAAACCCGTGTAAAATAACATATAATGTTATATGCGTCAAGCAATTACTGGAAAATCAATTGATTGGCACATTAACCAGGCTCACGATATTAGATTCAATATTTCTCAACCAAACATACTCATTAACCTATCTCATAATACAGCCAAAAATTTAAAGAAAATGGAAATCAGGCTCAAAACTACACACAATACATTTCTTCAAGCAAATATATTTCCAACATTTTAGTATGTGTCCAACATTACATAGTTGACGACCATAATAAAACAAATATCTCTTTTATAATGCTATCTGTAAATTGCATTCTCAAAATTGGCTCATTAATATTTCCTCAACAAACCAAAAGATGATCTAATATGGTGGTAAATGGCAACCACTTGCGGAAGGGACGGTCTTCGTCAGGAACGCAAACAAACAAGCGTATCATCCGCTTGACCGGGAAGTATCGGCTGTCCTTTCGGTGAGAATATCTCCAGCCCGAACCCGGAATAAGTCTGCCAAGTTAAGGAAAAGGCAGCAGAAAATTCTCGCATTATGTGAAGCATAGTCTACAAATGGGTCGCTCTATCTACCGTTGATAACGACCAAGAACTCACAGGGTTGATCAGTAATCCGTGTGAGTTATCCCGCTGTTGGATTAACAATCCAAGATGTGCATGTGATTCTGGTACAGGACAACCGCCAGAGATTTTGAAAAAAATCAAGCATGAAAACTGATCTGTGGAAACTGCCTGTACGCAGCAATTTCCCATACACTCTCCTCTGTATTATCTACAGAGGAGATATGGACTGTGAACCCAACCAACCGCAACCATTTAGAAGAGAGCAGAATAAAAATAGGTGTTGACAACTCTGAAAAATAATATAAACTAGACAGGAAAATTGAAGGTAAAATTATGAAATCCGCTTCTGATGTAATTGCCAAACTTGAGGCAACCAACGCGCGCAAAGAAAAAGAGGAAATTATCCAGCAGGCCTGGGATATTGGCCTAGTAGAGTTCTTTGAAGGCGCACACATGACCTATGATGTACTCAGGACCTACGGAGTGAAAAAAGTACCACTTATTGAAGGTGAAGATGACCCTAACTTTCAATCCTCACTTGATTGGACTCGCTTTAAATCAATCGCGCATAAACTTGAAACAAGAGAACTAACAGGCAATGCTGCACGAGATGTTCTTCGCAACGCTGCCTCTATATCTAGTGCCAAGGACTGGAATGGGTTTTATCGTAGAGTGTTGCTCAAGGATCTCAAATGTGGAATCACAGAAACCACTATCAATAAAATTTTGGAAAAAAATGGTGACACTGCTGCAAAATATTTGATTCCAGTTTTTGCCTGTCAGTTGGCCAAAAATGGCGAAGATCATCCTAAAAAGATGATGGGAATGAAATTGCTGGATGTCAAACTTGATGGAATTCGTTCTATTACCATATTAGACAAAGACAAAAACACTGTGACTCAATACAGCAGAGACGGACGACTCAATGAAAATTTTCCTCAGATCACTGCTATTTTAGAGAAACTGTTGCCAGTTATCACAGAGTCGATGGTGTTTGATGGAGAAATGGTCAGCAGAAACTTTCAATCACTGATGAAACAATTCAACCGCAAGGAAGATGTTGACACAGGTGATGCCAAATTGGCATTGTTTGATTGTTTGCCTTTGAATGATTTTTTGGCAGGTGAATGTAGTTTGACACAAACACAGCGTCATGCAGCACTGACAGAATTTCAGCCTTTGTTGGCCACTATTAGTGACGGTTCTGTGTATGTAGTTCCTAAACAACAGGTAAATTTAGACACACCTGAAGGACAACAGACTTTTCGTGAGTTCAATCGCGATACTATTGCTGCTGGATATGAAGGCATTATGGTCAAAGATCCAGCAGCAACCTATAAAACCAAACGCACAGATGCATGGTTGAAAATCAAACCATTTATCACAGTGGATTTGGAATTAAAAGAAGTAATTGTGGGTACACCTGGTAGCAAATATGAAAACACCATGGGTGCTTGTATATTTGCAGGCGAGGAAGATGGCAAAATAATTCAAACCAGTGTGGGCAGTGGTTACAGTGATGAATTGCGAGATGCAATTTGGCAAAATCGTCACAGTGTAAAAGGTCGCATATGCGAAATCAAAGGTGATGCATTTACTCAGGCTCAGGACAGCGATACTTGGAGCCTGAGATTTCCAGTATTCTTGCAGTTTCGCGGGTTCCAGCCAGGAGAAAAGATTTGACAACCTACGACAGTTATCGTGATGCTTATGTGAAAGAATGGCAGCAATTGGTATCAAAATATGATTCTGGCCATGAATCTGGCTGGCCCCATGGCGTATATATACGCGATAGTCAGTTGTTCTGGGAACAACTAGTACGTTGGTTGGAACAGAATGTAACGCGACCAAATGAACAAACTTGGGCATTTGGGCGGTTTGAATTGCTTTTCAAATATCAAGAAGATTGTGCTCAGTTTATTTTGACATGGATGTGAGATTTCAATGACAGATTTTGTTTTTATTGCCATGTTGTTTCTCATTCCCATTGCTGGCATGGCTCTGGGTGTGTTGTGGCTATTGTATAAATTAATTGCTGAAACTGTGAGAAACATAAAACTTTGGTGGTATTTTCGCCGCCACAAAACAGAGTTTCAATCCAAGATTGAGCCAAAATTTTGATTTTATGTCTAGACAAAATTGCAATATCGTGTTAGATTCTCACATGGGAAGATTTATAGTTTTACAAGAATTAACAGGCGACGAAATTTGGGTGTTACCAAAGGAATTGCAGCGGTGGGATCGTCGTTATCAGCCAGAACCATGGCCAAATGATCTGTTTCCATACTATGTAGATTGGTATTGGGGTAACGACAGATGGAGTTGGAAAACAAAAACTGTCAAAATACATCTTCGCAGATTTGTAGAACAAAAATGCCTGGGCGATGTAGCTGTAGGACCTGTGTCAGCAGATAACACCGATAATACCAGTAGACTTTGGTTTGAGCATGAAGGAGATCAAGTGTTGACAAAACTTACCTGGAGCGAGTATGTATTACCATGACAATACATCGCATAGGATTTTGCTGTAAATTTCTTGAAACAGCGGATGTTAAAAAATCCAAACAAATAAAAGAGTTGGAAAGACTGCTCAATACCAGCAGTACCACTGTGGCATGGCTGAATCGTCAGCCTCGTGATGTTGCCGAGGTAAAACTTTGGTCAATAATGGAGCATAACTTGGCCAGTGTACAACGCATGTTGACACGAGTCAGTCAATTTCCCAAGCAAATGCGTATGGTGAGGCTCAGCAGTGATTTGCTGCCCATGTACACTGAGCCTACCTATGGTTATTTTTGGCAACAAGATGCTGTGCAAAAATATTGTACCCGCGAGTTTGCCAAAATTGGTGAATTTGCTCGTGCCAATGACATTAGATTGAGTTTTCATCCTGGGCAATTTGTAGTACTCAGTTCCATTGACGACGACATAGTGTGTCGCAGTATTGCTGAGTTTGAATATCATGTTGATATGGCACGAATGATGGGTTACGGTCAGTCATGGCATGATCATGGATTCAAGATCAACGTGCACATAAGCGGTCGTAGAGGTCCACAAGGCATTATAGATGTGCTGGCACGCCTAACACCTGAAGCACGCAATCTTATAACCATTGAAAATGATGAAAACAGCTGGGGATTAGAGGACAGCTTGGTGCTGGCCAAGCATGTAGCATTGGTGTTGGATGTTCATCACCATCTAATAAACAGTGGCGGTGAGTATATTCAGCCAAATGATGCTCGTTGTGAGAGAATTTGGAAAAGTTGGCGAGGAACCAGACCAGTGATTCACTATAGCCTCAGTCGTGAGGATGTATTGACCGGTCATGATCCTGAGGTTCTACCAGATGTTCGTCAATTGCTAGACAATAAAATTATGAACAAAACAAAACTGCGTGCTCACAGTGATGATGCGTGGAATATCGCCAGTAATCGCTGGGTTCTACAATTTCTGCCACATGCTGATATTCAGGTTGAAAGCAAATGGAAGAACATCAGCAGCCACAGGCTTTGGCAACAGATGCAGGCTGGTGCATAAATATCATCTATATAGGAGTAAAAGATGAACTTTGCACAGATTCAGCCACATGTTGTAGCAGTAGTAACAGCGGAACCAAAAATAGACATGGATGCGTTCTCTACAGTTGGTCCACAGATTGCTAGAAATCTAGCAGAACTACAACGGCTGACAGCAGCCATTCCAAACAACCAAACTCTACAGGATAAAATTACTGAATTAAGTTCGTTATTCCAAACATATATTCCCATGCAAAGCAATATGCTAGAACGAGACAGAGTACAAACGCATGGTTATGTTGAAAGCCAACGATTGGCAGCCGCTAGACAGGCAGCCGTACTGGCAGATAATTTAAGTGTTGCAAACCCAGATTGGCAGACTATTTCGCATACTGCTGCAGAATTCCATGAGAGTATTTGGAATCTACAACCTATAATTGAACATATTCAGCAAACTATCACAGAACAACAGGTAAAACATCATGCTCTACGAGCAGTTGGAATGTTGCGTGATGAGTTGGTAAATTATGGCAGAACTGGAAAACCGCTAAATGATACCAGTGTCAATCGTATCATTGATGATGTTTTGTTACACACAGGAAATACTGATAAAAATAGTCTGCTGCAAACCTGGAAGAGCAGCAAGGCTGGTTTAACACCTTTGCAGTGGGCGCGACAAAGTCCTGACATTCATGATAAAAACATACATAATACACAACTAAACTCGCCTATTGACGAATCTATTAAAGACTTGTGTGTTATGGAAATGTATGAAACCCTGCGTGTAGGTCTGGGTGAAAAAGCCTGGGTTGCAATTTCCAAGCGTCTCAAGGCTGAAGGACACGATCCTCAGTTGATAGAAGCAGTTATAGATCGTGCAATTGTGCTGTCAGGTTCTGTTTTATAACCTGCTGTTGATTCTGTTGCAGGTTAAAATCGCTGATATATCAATAAATACTCTTATGCCACAGGCGTGAGAGGATATTGATATGCGAGCTAGAGAACTTTTTGAAAAGGTACAAAAAGGTGCTGATTTACCCATCAGCTCTAGAGAATCTATGCCTCCATCAATGGTTGTTCCAGATTTGGAACCAAACTACGAATATTACAGGTTATTGGTGGCATTGGCAGGATTGCCTGATAATGATGACATACCACTCAACAGTGTGCTCAAAGATAAACCTCTTATCATTCCGTATAGTAAAATTGAGCATGACCATGTTATGAAAATGTTGGCAAAAATGGAAAAAAATCCAGAACCGCTCACCAAGGCTCCCAGCATAGAAACTGATGATGTGCATAAAGTCAGTCCTGTTAGAACATTCAAGGATTATGAATAATGCGTATTAGAGAACTTTTAGAAGGTTATACAACTCCGCCACTGCGTAGAGACATAAAAGATACCATGCCACCTACTCTAACCATTCCTGAACTTCCCAACAGCAATGGTTATGATCAATATAGATATTTGCTAAACATGGGAGCAGCATTGGCAGTTGCACGCGGCGAAGTTGAAGTGGATCAAGAAAGCTCCTTCAACCAATCGGTTACAGTTGTTTGTTACACACCAGAAGAAATTGAAATTGTCAAACAAACTGACAAACTCATGGGAGTTGACCACCAAGTTATGGTTGCGACAAAAAGCCGCGAACCATCGTGGGTCAATAGCAAAAGTACAGTGCGGGCCTTTAAAGATATAGGCGATTAATTGTTGCCGCTATAAATTTATACAATCACATTGCTGGTAATAAATACAGATTATTCGTGAAAACTGGAAAGTATCTAATGAAAATATCTGATTTATTACAATATAATTTCCCCATGAACACAAGACAGCCGATCAATGAAGGTGGTAATGTTTTTGCAGGAAAAACTGCTTCAATTAAATTGGCAGATATTACACCCACGCTTAACGCCTATTTTTCTGAATTACAAAAAGTGTTTCCCAATAAAGCAGGTATTTTCAATGAAGAACATTTCCATCCTGTTGGATCAGTGCGTAAAAAAGAAGAATCTGGAGATATTGATTTGGCTGTAAGTGCCGATGAATTATTGGATGAACAAATGAGTGACGAGTCTATTTCTGCCTGGGGTATAGATCCTGCGGCAGTTGCAGATGAGGCGACTGCTTTACAGAAAAGAGCAAGAACATCTACTCCAGCACAAAGTCGTATGAAGGCATTTTTAAAATTACTGGCAGTTCAGATTAATAAAAATGCACCAAATCTTCATTGTGATGAGAAAAAGGTAACAGATGGCAACCTATTTGGACTATATCCACAAATTAACCCTCAAGGAGAGAAACTTGGTATAGGAGTTCAAATTGATTGGATGGTGGGCAATCTTAAATGGTTGAAATTTTCTTATTATTCGGCTGCTATGCCAAAGGGTTCAAATGTAAAGGGTCTGCATCGTACGCAATTGATGCTGGCTGCATTCCAAGTTGCCAATCTATCGTTTAATCATGTAACAGGTGTCAAAGACAAAGACACTGGTGAAGTCGTTAGCCGGGATCCAGATGAAGCTTTGCAAATATTAAGTGATAGACTGGGATTCCGTATAACTCAAGAAGATGCTGAAAATTATTACAAATTGCATGATCTATTCAAAGAAAAAATGCGTCCAGAAGATTATTCACGTTTGCTGGATATCTATTTTAAAATACTTGATTCTACACGAGCTGACATTCCAGACAATTTGCAGGACGAGTGGCGTGATAGAAAAGAAAAGTTGGGTTTGACAGGTAAATTCTTACCTGATAATAGCAAATTAAAGGATCTGGTATGATTAATGAATCTGGTGTAGCTGGTGCAGAACGGGTCAAAAGTAGAGCCGATTTCAAACATTTTTTAGATGATTATCGTAAGCTAATCAGTCAATATCCTGGATTTGAAAGTATGAATCCCAGTGGAAGTTACAACAGCGACCTTTCCAAGCAAGATTTTGGAGATATTGATCTTATTGTTCATATTAAATCAGACAAAACTAAACCTGAATTAAAAAAGGATTTGCAGAACTGGTTTCATAAACAACCAGACACTGTAATTGTGCCGTTTTCATCACCAAAATATGTAGGGAAACGCAGTTATAATTCTGGTGAAATAGTCACAGTGCGTTATCATGATGATGAATTGGGTTACTCTGCACAAATTGACAATATTATTGCACTTGATTCGGAGGAAGCAGAATTTAAACAAAAGTTTCTAGACTATCCTGCTGCCAAACAAGGATTGATTTTAGGATTGGTTAAAATTGCAACAATTGAAACTGATCCCAATAAATTGTTCAAGATGCTGAATATAAACATCAAAAAACTTGATCCAGCGGGCATAGGTGCTGACCAAGAATATGAATTTAACTTAAGTAGCAATGAATTACAACTGCGTAAGGTTGTCTATGAACCTGGGACATTTAAACAGGCTGATAGAACTATTCTGTGGACCACTCGAAACATGGCAGATGTTTCTAAACTGCTTTATCAATACAACCTTGATGACAATTTCGCAGGACTATTGAAACAAGCCAAAGAAAAAATACATAATCCACGCAGCAAAAATCGTATTGAAGGTGTTTTTACCAGTATGGTCAGTGTAAAATCTGGCGAAGTTGGCACAAAAAAAGGCGAGGATAAAATATCAGATATAAATGCTGTCAAAGCAGCATTTTCTGGAGATGCCAAACCAACTCTCACTGAGTATTTTGCCTGGGTTTCATTTGGGCGTGATATGGTTTTCGAGGCTGAAACTGCTAAAACTGTAGTTATATTTGCAGGAAGGTTTCAACCATTTCACCGAGGTCATGCACAGACCTATCATGCATTACAAGAACAATTTCCTGGTGCAGATGTTTGGGTAGCAACCAGTGGCAAAACTGGACCTGATAGCCCGTTTGATTTTTCCGAACGCAAACAACTTGCTGAACTTATGGGTATTCCTGGTAATAGAATAGCCGAGGTAAAACAGCCTTATATGGCTACAGAAATACTGAACCACTATAATCCAGAAAAGGATCATGTGATATATGCTATAAGTGCAAAAGATGCTGACCGAATAAAGTTTGGTATCAAAAAAGATGGGTCCCCGACTTATCTACAGCCGTATAAATCAAATGAAGAAATGCTGCCATTTGATCTGAAAACTGGACACGGGTATGTGACAATAGCACCTGTTGTTAACTTTAAAGTTGCTGGTGAAACCATCACTGGTGCAACAAGCATACGAGATATGCTGGCACAACATGATTCAGCACTTAACACAAGAGTTTTACAAGATTTATATGGAAAAAATGCAGATAAGGCTGCAGCAATAATATTACCGCATTTTAAATAATTTACAAATTTTGATAGAAAATGAGTGCAGGAATGACCTGCACTCTTTCAACACTATGCTTGGCGTGTCAGATAATTGACACGAATGCGTTGTGGATTGAAATATTTGCGAAAAACATCTTCTACAATATTGATATCATATGGCTTACAGGAAAATACATCGAGATAGCAGTCGCCGCTGTCGTCACAAAAATGTGCCATTATATTGCTTGTTTCAATTAACTGACACAGGGTATGTCCTGCTTTATTATCCTCGCCAAAATGAACAACAATTGGTTCACCATACGCAACCATATCAATAGATTTTACTAAACTTCGTGAAAAATCCTTGATATAATCTGGATTAGTAATAGCAGCCCGATCACAGTCGGCTGCGTCAATTATAGTATGATAACCCCAGTAATTGCTCATGTCATGATTTCTCCTTTATATACAGACATAACAGAACCTATTTATTATTACACTATATTGTTGAGCCGTCAAGTATAAATATATTCACTATTAGTGGAATTTTTTAACATGAACGTTTTTGATATTATTGATGATGATATTACCTTGGAAAACTGGCCAAATCCCAGCAGTGGTAAACTCAAAAAGTATATAAAAAGAAACTACAACAGAGAACCTAGTTGTTCATCAATAGGGCAACTGCTCAATGATCCAAGTGTGGGAAATTTTTATAAAAAGCGTGCTATTTGGTATAAAAATTTATATTGCAAGCGTCGTCGCAAGGTTAAAGAAGCAGATGGTGTTGGTGCCTGCTTGACAATTTTTGACATTGATGATACTTTAATGAAAACCACTGCCACAGTAAAGGTTGTAAGACCAGATGGCAGTGAACAAAATTTAACCGCTGAGGAATTTAATACCTACAAACTAAAGCCTGGTGAGCAATTTGATTTTGGTGAATTTAAAGACGCCAAACTTTTCCGTGCTACCAGTCAGCCAATAAAAACTCTTTGGAGAACTGCTCAGACAACTCTCAGTAATATTGGTAAACGTCCTGGTTCAAGAGTGGTAATTGTCACTGCAAGAAGTGATATGGATGACAAAAATGAGTTTATACATACATTTCAAGATCATGGTCTTGACATGAGCAAAGTTCATGTATATCGTGCAGGCAATGTTGGTGCTGGAAGTTCTGCAGCAAATAAAAAAATAATTATAAGAAAACTATTAGAATCTGGTGACTATACAGAAACAAGATTATTCGATGACCATATTGGTAATCTAGAATCTTTTCTTGAGTTAAAAACAGAATTTCCAGATATAATTTTTAAAGCATATCCAGTTGGAAAGTCTGGTAATATCGGTCGTCCCATTATTGTTTAATTGTGATAATTTAGATATTCGCATCGCAAGCCTGTTGTGTCTTTAGACCAACAGATAGAGGAGGCGATTTTGTCTTGATTATATTGTTTTTTGTACCTGTTTAATATAAACTACTAAATATATTTATGATGATGATTGCCTACAAATACCGCATTTATCCAACAACAGAGCAAGAAACAACTCTTGTGGGTTGGATGGGGCAATTGCGATTTGTATGGAACAAATTGGGAGAATTAAAGAAATCAATACCGCAGGAACTGCGGAAATTTACGCCTGTGGAGATACCTCTGTCGGGGGTGATACGGCTGTATCATCTAGACATGCATCGTTTGAAGCAGGAATCATTCCTTCGTTGGAAGGAATCTGTTGGTCTTTAGACCAACGGTAGTTCACATTACAATTGATGCTATTATGTGGAGAATATTATGGCACTTTTAATTGCACATCGAGGACTTGTGGATGGACCTGATAAAGCCAAAGAGAACACGTTGTCTTCCATCATTTCTGCCAGAACACAGGGTTATGATGTGGAAATTGATGTTTGGTTTGAAGATGGCAGTTGGTGGTTGGGACATGATGCACCGCAAACAAAAATTGATTATGACTGGTTGCGTGTAATTGATAGAGCAGACTATTTGGATACTCATCATGCATGGATTCATGCAAAATCCATAGAAACTCTATATCAATTACAAAAAAACAAATATGCCGGACATATATTTTTTCACGAAGAAGACCCCTGTGTTCTTACAACTAGTGGATATATTTGGACCTATCCTGGAAAAACTCTCACACCTCTAAGTATCTGTGTTATGCCAGAATACACTGACGCTATATTAAGGGTAAAAGAACTAAAAGTTTTTGGATTCTGCTCAGATTGGATAAACAGAATTGCCACCGAGTTGCAGTGCAATTGACAATAAATACCTGCATATAGTGCAGGATTTTTTATGCCAACAATTTTAGTAGCGGGAACAAAAAATCAGCCATTTGGCAGTTTTTCACAGGTGAGTAAAAGCCAAGATGGTGTTAATTGGAGTACAGCAAGTGCTCCTTTTGGTAGCAATGATTTCTGCACAGGCATTACCACAAATGGCACACTATATCTTGTTAGCAATCCTCGTGGATATATCTCTGCAACAAGTGATTTGATCTCTTATAACCAAGTGCCTGTTCTAGATGGGTTTGGCACTACCTGTTTGGGATATCAAAATTCTCATTGGCTAGTTGCGGGGGTGCAGAACTATATAAATGGGTTTGGTCCTTATCCGCCATTCACAGAAGTGGCACAGATTTTTTATAGTTTATATGGTAATACTGGCTGGCAAATGACATGGACTCACCCAAACAATGGCAGTTATATATATCAACTAAAATTTTTTCAGGGTGCTCCAATTGAATCAGGAATCAATGCAGATGTGTGGGTGGCAGTTGGCAACAATGGATATGCTGCAGGTGATATTTGGTATAGTCTAGATTATGGTATATCCTGGACTCAGGCTGTAGTTCCCAGCGGTGTAGGAGTTATATACAGTGTTGCCTTGTATAATTTAGCCGGACAACCGACGTGGTATTGGGGATGCAGAGGTAAAATATATCTGTCAACTCTCTTGCAATATTCATCATGGAATGAACTATCACTGGCAAGTGAAGATACCGCTGTTGGTTTTGCACAAAATGACACCGGCAGCATTCTTGTCAATGGTACCAACACTCTGTATACAAGTTTAGATGGGTTGGTTTTTAATACCTTTCAATATCCAGGTTATGTTTGGGGCAATGTAAATGTTTTGCCTATGGCTTCAGGCTCTAGATGGTTGGCTTTTGCCAGAAGTAATCTTACTCAATATACATATTGGTACAGCGACGATTTTATAACATGGACACCTTTATCAAATGGTATCACTGTGCAGACATCAATCGTGTTTTGATAATTGCAATCCTGTAGATTAGACACTATGATTGGGCTACAACCTAATCAAGGAGCAAATGAAAATGTCTATTGGAGTTCTATCAAGTGGTGACAAGGCCAGACTACAGAGTCTTATCAACGAGGGTATTCAGGTCATGGGCGATATCGCCGCTATGAAAGAAGGTCTCAAGGAAACTGTTGAAAATATTGCAGAAGAACTTGATATCAAGAAGACTGTTCTGTCAAAAGCAATTACCATCGCTTATAAGAACAGCCAAAACAAAGATAAACTTACAGAAAGCCGTGAAGAATTAGATGAAGTTGAACAGGTTCTCATGGCAGCAGGGAGAGCATAATATACAATGGCTAAATGGATATTCATCACTGGTGGTTGCGGATATATTGGCAGTCATCTAGCAGCACATATAAAAGACAACACTGATTACAGTGTGATGTTGATTGATAAACGTGCTAGAGAACTATCATACACTGCCAAATACTGTGATGTTTTTGCTGATGAAGATTTTACCAGTATAGTTGTTCAACAGGCTATTCAGGAATATCAACCAGAGGCAATTGTGCATTTAGCCGCAGATAGTACTGTTGGTCCAAGTATGGTTAATCCCAGTAGAACTTGGACCAACAATGTTGTCAATACTCAGAAATTATTGGATTTTTCTAGATTATATAATGTAAAAAATGTTATTTTTGCCAGTTCAAGTTCTGTCTATGCAGATCAGAATTATGCTGTTGATGAACACAGTCCTGTTGCAACATATAGTCCATATGCTACAACTAAACGAGTAGGTGAAATGATGCTGAAGGACTGGTATGGAGCACATGGGATACGCAGTGTTTCATTTAGATTCTTTAATGTTGCTGGTGCTCACTCAACACATGATCTGGGTGAGTTACATGGCTGCAGTCATTTACTGGCAAAAGTTATGGAAGCGGCAGTTCACAACACAGCATTTACTGTGTTTGGCAGAGATTGGACAACTCCTGATCGCACTGCTATACGTGATTATACCCATGTAATGGATATATGTGAGGCAATATTGAAATCTATTAGATGGTTGCCAGAAAATCCCGGTGCACACATTATAAATCTTGGTGGAGGTCAGGGATATAGTGTCCAGCAGGTAATCGATACCACAGAAATGTTGTTGAGTAAAGAATTGCCTTATAGATATGGTGATCGCAGAGATGGTGACAGTGCTATGCGGTTTTCAAATAACGAACTGGCATTTAAACTATTGAATTGGAAACCAACAAAAAATCTAAATGATATGATTTTAGACAGCGTTAAATGGTATAATAGTGAAGTATATAAACAGTTGACACGTGCTGGAATAACCTGTCAACACTGAGGTATTAATATATGTATATAGATGCTTTTTATGAACGTGAAAAAAATAAAATTTTAGTTGTTGAAAGAGACAAAACACATAAACGACGTTATACGGAGTATCCTACAAAATATGTAGCATATTGGACAGGTGCGAGAGGCAAAGTTCCAAATATCTTTGGAGAATTATGCGATAAATTTTCTACTACAAGAATCAAAGAATTTACTCGTGAAATTAATATGCTGCCCAAGGACAGACTTCACGAGACAGATATTAATCCAATTTTCCGTTGTTTGTATGAGAATTATAAGGATGTAGCACCTCCGCCTCTACATGTTGGGTTCTTTGATATTGAGGTGTCGTTTGACCCAGAACGTGGATTCTCAAGTCCAGAAGATGCATTCTCACCTATTACTGCTATTTCTCTATATCTCAATTGGCTAAACAGAAACTTCACTATGGTTATTAAGCCAAACGATATGAATTGGGATACTGCACAGGAAATTGTAGATCGGTTCGAAGACACTATCTTGTGTGAAACAGAAAAAGAACTCTTGGAAATTTTTCTATCATTGATTGATGATGTTGATATTTTAAGTGGGTGGAACTCAGAAGGCTTTGATATTCCCTATATCCATAACAGAATTGTTCAGATATTGGGCAAAGAGGAAACACGTAAACTCTGTCTCTGGGGTAAGTTTCCGAAACGCCGAGAATACGAGATGTATGGCAAGAGCATGGTGACATTTGATCTTGTTGGTAAAATTCACATGGACTATCTGCAATTATATCGCAAAAACACCTATCATGAAATGCACAGTTATCGTTTAGATTTCGTGGGTGAATATGAAGTTGGTGAAAAGAAAATACATTATGAAGGCAGTCTAGACAGTCTCTATAACAATGATTTTGAAAAGTTCATTGAATATAACAGACAGGACGTGATGTTGCTGGTAAAGATTGATGCCAAAAATAAATTCATTGAATTGAGCAACAATCTGGCTCATGAAAATTGTGTGTTATTTCAAAATACCCTGGGTTCTGTGGGGCTGATTGATCAGGCTATTGTAAACGAATGTTGGAACCTGGGGTTTGTTGTTCCAAATAGAAAGCGTGACAACTATCACAACAAAACACAAGAAGAATCTGATGAAGATGAAATCAGCATCAGTGGTGTTGTCGGTGCCTATGTTGCTGATCCCAAAGAGGGCATGCATGATTGGATTGGTGGAGTTGATATCAATTCACTATATCCTTCTGCAATTCGTTCTCTCAATATGAGTCCTGAAACAATCGTTGGACATATTCGTCCAGAAGCCACTGACAAACTTATCATGAAGCGTATGCGAGACGAGAAACGAAGTTTTGCAGATGCATGGAATGGTATGTTTGGCACTCTTGAATATAACTGGGTGATGAATCGTGAGATGAATCCAGTTACAGTAGATTTTGAAGATGGCTCCACTGTAACTTTAAGTGCCAATGAATTGTATGATCTGATATTCAAGAGTGGTAAAAATCTTATTTTAAGTGCTAATGGAACTATTTTTACTGGAGATAAAAGGGGAATCATCCCTGGGCTTCTGGAAAGATGGTATCAAGAGAGGTTAGAATTAAAGCATAAACAAAAAATGGTTGGAAAATTGTCATCTGGTATATCTATACCAGATGACATGATGGACGATGTTATGAAGCATTTGTCATTTGATTAATCCAATCAGATTCCCATATAGAAATAACTGTGTAACCAAGGTTTTCTAATATTTTTTTCTTTTCTACAGTTGCTGTGTATAATTCGCCAAAAGAGGTTTTGGTTACCCTGTTTATACATGTAGGTTTGTATTTTTCTGGGTTGCCATGCCAAAAATCTCCATTGAACTCATAAACAGTGTTAATTGTTGGGTTAAATCCATCTACTAAAAACCATTTTTTATTATCAATTTTTATTTTGTATCCCCGTATTGGAACAGATAGGCTGTCTAACCACATTATTTCCAATTTTGATTGTTTATGTGAACACCTTGGACAACCGCTTCCTCGTAGATGAACACACGGCGACTGATGAAACCTCCCATGTTGCCTACAAATTATTACTATAGGTGTTTTATTATTCTTATAGATAATTTCTGAATAATCATAAGTGGAGCCATGAACATATCTTGCTTCGTTTATAAAGTCATTAGACTTTTTTCTAATTTTGTCGTAGGCACATTTAGCACAACCACTTTTGCGTAATGTCGTTGCGAATGCTTCAAAGTGTCCATGTTTTTTGCAAAAGAAAGAAATTTTTTCATTTGTGGTTTTATATTCAGAAACTAAAGTAATATCATCCCCGTGTCTAGATAAAGTGTTTTCATAAAAATTTTTTGTTCTTTTTTCTAATTCACATTTTTTACAATCGCCGCCGCCGGTAATATGCCTTCTCGCAAGGGGTGAAAACTCCCCATGTGTTTTGCAAATTACTATAACTCTTTTGTGATGCCCCGCATAAACTGTTTTACTATAATCATATATATCACCGTGTTTTTCTATAGATTGATTAATAAAACTTTCTGTATGCATATGCATACACTCTGGACATCCATTGCTACAATATAAATGTGCGTCTGGCGTATAATAATAAACAATATCGTGTTTTTTACAGCGTATTTTTATAATTTTCCTACTGTGAATATAAACAGACTCTGTGTAATCATACACATCATCCCACTTTTCTTTTGCCTGTGATTTCCATTTTTCTTCTCTTTCACATAATATACAACCACGACGCTTATTAAGAAAAATACTAGGCCACACAGAAAATTCTCCATGACGACAACATATAATTTTAACATTTTTTCTACTACTTTGGTATTTCACCAGAGAGTAGTTATATTTGTCTCCATATACCTGACTGGACCACTCTATAAATTGTTGTGTATCTATATCTCTTAAATTGAAAAACATTTTGTGCCTCACTTTCACATTTTTTGGTAAATATTTCCCATGCTGGGTTACCTCATTTACCTAGAATGGTTGGGTCTGCCAGGACCGCGAACCATAAACCTATTTACAAACGATGTAATATTTTATATAATCAATATATGAAACTGCTCACACATTCTTGAAGAGGTGAATAATGATAGACGTGGATGAAATAAATGCAGCCATAACAGCAAGAGATTCAAAAAAAGTTGCTAGTCTAATAAAAAAACATGGATTAAAAATAGAAAATAACAAGATAACTGCTGATGTAGAAACAGTTAAAGCAAGTGACTCATTTTGGGATCAACGCCAATTGATTAAGAAAATCCTCCTTAACTCGTAAAATATTGCGACATAAACGGGTAACTGTTTAATGAAAACCGCTCTAATTGCTGGAAACTCCTTGTCAAGGACAATCAGCAGCCAAGCATCGAAAGATGAAGGTTCAACGACTAGATCGAAAGATCGTAGATCCAAGTGGATCGAAACGGGCGGCATCCATTTCCTGGATGGTGATATAGTCTCCTCTGTGTGGCAACATACAGCAGCACGTAATGGTGCGGAATATGGCTTAACGAGCATATTTGAAGATTTGGTATATGGGGCACTGGGCAATCCTGGATCAAGGTTCTTCGATGCAAGAGTAGCACAAAGCACTACTCTCAGTGGTAGATGTATTGTGAAGCATATGGGATCTAAAATAAATGAAATAATTACAGGTGACTATAATCATACTGGACTTGCTTGTATCTATGGTGATAGTGTAACTGGTGATACTTTAATAAGAACTGATTCCGGTGAAATAACCATCGAACAACTGTACAACGAATGTGTTGAGCATTGTATTGCTCACGGCAAGGAATATGGTCTATGGTCACAGGCAAAGGTAATTGGATTCAACTCTCACGAAATGGAATCTGTGCCAAGTTCTATTGAATATGTTATGCGGCATAAAACAAAAAAGAAATTGTATCGTATTACTACTGAGAACGGAAAACAAGTTACTGTTACCGAAGACCACAGTGTTATGGTTGATAGAGATGGGTTTTTGATAGAAGTAAAACCAAATGACATTCTTGCAGGGGATAATATAATTACTTTGACAAACAATATGGATACAGAATACACACGGGTAAAATCTATAGAATGTCTTGGTGAAATAGATGATTATGTCTATGACCTATCCATAAAAAATGGTGACCCAATATTTTTTGGTAATGATATCCTATTAAAAAATACCGACAGCATTTATTTCTCAGCATATCCCGTGATGAAAGATCTGCCAGATTTTAAAGATTTTGAATGGACTAAAGAAAACGTCACAGATTTATATGACAAAATAGGTGAAATTACCAACCAAAGTTTTCCAGAGTTTATGAAACAAGCATTTAATTGTCCTGAAAAAAGTGGTGCCATTATCCGTGCTGCACGAGAACTTTGTGCCATTAAGGGTTTGTTTATCACCAAGAAACGCTATGCTGTGTTAATTTATGACAAAGAAGGCAAACGCAAGGATGTAAATGGCAAGCGTGGTGAAATCAAAGCCATGGGACTAGACCTGAAGAGGAGTGATACAAGTAAATTTATATCCGATTTTTTATCCTTGGTTCTTACAGACGTTCTAAGCGATGTTTCTCGCGAAGACATTTTCGGTAAGATACAAGATTTTCGTAAACAATTTTCCCTACAACCAAGTTGGGAAAAGGGGTCACCAAAGAGAGTTAATAATTTAACTAAGTATGCTAATATCAAACAAAACCAAGAAACTGGTGATGTTTTTAGTAAAAATTCGGATAAGAAAAAAACTATTCCTGGGCATGTGGTAGCGTCACTTAATTATAACAAATTAAAATCAATTTTTAATGATAATGAAAGCATGACGATACAAGATGGATTTAAAATTATTGTATGTAAATTAAAACCTAATAATAGATTTGGGATGAATTCGGTAGCATATCCAGTTGATTTAATACATATTCCAGATTGGTTTAAACAATTGCCATTCGATGACACATTAATGGAAGAAACATCAATAGATCGTAAATTAGAGAATTTATTAGGGGTCCTAAAGTGGGATTTGGCTAAGACTAAATCAGAAAATCAAGCATTTTCTGATTTATTTGAATTTTGATAAATAGATGTGGTCCGCGAGTCTCTAACCTCTCCGACCACTCTAAACTATCAAGGAATATAGTTCAGCATTATCTGTATTTACTTGATTAAATCAAGGAAAAACAAATGACTAAAACTGAAATTTTTATTAAAAAAGCGAAATTAATTCATGGCGACAGATACATTTATACAAAAACTCATTATATCAACGCGACATCCCCAGTAGTTATACAGTGTAAGCATGGTGATTTTTTACAATCACCAACGCAGCATTTGCGTGGACGAGGATGTAAACAATGTGGTTTTGAAAAACATAGCCTATCAACTGATGAATTTATAAAATTGGCTAAAGAAAAACACGGAAACTTTTTTGATTATTCTAAAACAAATTATGTAAACAGTTACACACCTGTGACTATTATTTGTCCAACTCACGGGGATTTTTTGATGATCCCAAACAATCATCTAAGATATAATTGTCAAAAATGTTATCATGAAACATTAAAATATAATGCAGAAGATTTTTTACGCTTGGCTAACGAAAAACATGGCGAACATTATGATTATAGTTGTGTTATTTACAATAACTCTCGTCAAAAAATAAAAATAATCTGTCCAGACCATGGTCCGTTTTATCAGCAACCAAGATTACATTTGGCAGGACAACAGTGCAGAACATGCGTCAGAACTCTAACTACGGAACAATTTATTCAAAAAGCAAACATTATACATAATGATAGATATGATTATTCATGTTCTGTTTATAATTCTGCCAGGTCAAAAATTAATATAAAATGTCATATTCATGGAATTTTTGAACAAAATGCAAGTTCTCATTTATGCGGGGTGGGGTGCCCAGCGTGTCATGGAAATATCAGCAGGGGAGAAACCACATGGTTAGATAGTATTGGGGTTACTGTGCGTAATAAAGTTTTAACTATGATATGTGGTAGAAAATTCAAAGTTGATGGATATAATCCAGATACAAAAACAATATATGAATTTAACGGGGATTATTGGCATGGTAATCCCAAATATTTTGACCCTGGTGACATCCATCCTAAAAGAAAAATTACTTTTGGCGAACTATATCAACAGACTTTATTGAAAAAACAAATATTAGAAGAAAACGGATACAAAGTTGTGTCAATCTGGGAATCAGAATTTAATAGTAGTCCGATTGATTAAATCGTTATAATAGAAATAACTTCACAGAACTGTTTAGTTTTTAACACAAAAAAGGAAATACAATGGCTACCAAAACCACCATCGGTAAAATTTACGAACCAGAAGAACTGAAAATATTAGTTGACGCATTAAATGGTGCTCCTTCATACTTAAGTAAGCGATTTATATTAAAACACCTGTGTGGGTGGAGTGATGAGATGATTGCAGAAAACATGAGAATGAAACAAGAGGAAGAACAACAAATGAGAATTGGAGAAAAGACATGGCGTTAAAAGACTATATCAAGGATTTGACTACCTATGTCACCCCGACTGGTTTCTTTGAAAAAATCAAAGTAACTGCCACTAAAAAAGATATCATTATTGAAAGCATGGAGAAAGAAAAAGAAGTTATCCTAAAGGGTAAATTCACCAAGCCACTTGATGATCTTGATGGAGAATTTGGTTTGAGCAATCTTGGATTGCTGTATACAATTTCTCATGATCCAGAATTCAACAGCCCAGATAGTAAAATAACTATCACTTATGAAACCAAGGCTGGTGAAAAGGTTCCAACAGAACTTGCCTATCAGAACAAAAGCAAAAGTCATATCAATTATCGTTTTATGTCAAAGCAACTATTGCCAGATCAGCCAAAGTTTATCGAGCCAAAGTGGGATGTGGTTATCACACCCAGCAAGGCTAATATTCAACAGTTTGCCTGGGCCGCTGCTGGACTTTCAGCATATGAACAATATTTTATTCCTCGTATTCAAGATGGTAATATGAAGTTTTTTATCGGTGAAGCAGATGCTGCTACACAACGTGGTGGTGTAGTATTTGCCACAGACAGAACTGAAACTTTTGCCAGTGATCACAAATGGAAGATTGCACAGGTTCTTGGTATTCTCAAAATTGCCGATACCTGTGATTGTGAAATGGCTTTTTCCATCAAGGGTGCTATTCAAATTACACTAAACACTGGTGTTGGAAATTATCGTTATATTTTTCCAGCAAAAGTTCGGTAGTTATCAAGATTGGGCAATTAGTTTGCCCAATTTTTTTCACTAAATAATCACATATGACTAGTGCAAAAACACATTATAGAACCATAGTAATCAGTGATTTACACATGGGCAGCAAAGGTTGTAAAGCAAGATTGCTCAACGACTTTCTTAAAAATAATTCATCAGATTATCTATATCTCAATGGGGATATTTTTGACTGCTGGAAAATACAACAGAATAAATGGTATTTTAACAAAACACAAAGTAAAGTATTACGCCGCTTGTTAAAAATTAGCATGTCAAAAACACAGGTAATTTATATTCTGGGTAATCATGATGATTTTTTTAGAAATTTTATACCATACAAAATAAATCTTGGAAAAATCAAAGTTTTGAACGAGTGCGTTCATGTTGGAGTTGATGGTGCAAGATATCTTGTAACACATGGAGATTTATTCGACACTGTTACAAGAGTACATAGATGGGTTTCATTTTTGGGTGATAAAGCCTATGATTACCTATTAACACTGAATGGTGTTGTAAATTCTTGCAGAAGGCTGTTTAGATTAAAATATTGGAGTCTCAGCCATTATCTCAAAACCCGAGTGAAAAAAGCGGTTAATTTTATTTTTGAATTTGAAGCAACATTGTCAAATTATGCCAAGTCAAAATCGTATGATGGGGTGATATGTGGGCACATACATGTTGCAGAAATTAAAAACATAGATGGCATCATTTACATGAACTCTGGGGATTTTGTTGAAAGTTGTACAGCACTAGTAGAAACTGTAGATGGCGAGTGGAAGATTGTTCACTGGCATCTGGACAAGGAATCTGATCATAACCTTGATGTTGTGTCATGAAAATATTAATTGTAACAGATACATGGTCTAATGTTAATGGTGTGGTCACAACATTGCGTGCCACAGTATCTGAATTAACCAACCGTGGACACACTGTTACGGTGATTCATCCAGGACTGTTCAAAAATATTCCCATGCCTGGGTATCCAGAAATTCCAATAAGTTGGAACATTTGGCGAATGGGTTCCATGATTGCAGCATCGAAGCCAGATGCTATACACATAGCCACCGAGGGTCCCTTGGGAATCGCAGCCAGATGGTATTGCAAGGTCAGACAGCGTTCTATACCACACAACACCAGTTATCACACCAAATATCCAGAATACATGAATATACATTATAAAATACCAGTAAGTTTTGGATATTGGTTGTTGAGGTTATTTCACAAGTTTAGTCATCGAGTTTTGGTTACTACACCATCTCTTAAACAAGAACTATCTGCATATGGTTTTCAAAATCTAGTAGTGTGGAGTCGTGGCGTTGATAACACAATATTCAATCCATCATCAAGAAAGAAAAATCTAGCAACAAAGCCAGTGCTGGTATGTGTCAGCAGAGTCAGCAAAGAAAAAAATCTAGATGCTTTTTGTGAATTAAAAACCACAGGTACAAAAATACTGGTGGGTGATGGACCATATCTCGAAGAACTAAAGAAAAAATATCCTGATGTCATTTACACAGGCTATAAATCTGGTGAGAGTCTTGCTCACTATTATGCCAATGCTGATGTGTTTGTTTTTCCCAGTAAAAGTGATACATTTGGTGTGGTAATGCTGGAAGCCATCGCCTGTGGAACTCCAGTTGCTGCATATCCAGTAACTGGTCCAATTGATGTTATCACTGATGGTGTTAATGGATATTTAAATACAGATTTAACCGTGGCCATTGAACAATGCCTAAAACTTGACAGACATATTGTAGAACAATCCAGCAATAATTTTACCTGGTCTGCTGCCACGGATGTATTTGAAAATAATTTGATCTTGATCAATTAACAGTTTATTTTCGATATTAATTGGCAACTTTGTCATGGATTTGTGTAAAATCTAAACAACAGATTTATTTTGAGTTTATAGCAGATATGGCACGCATTAGGAAAGGTAAGAAAAATATGACACATACTATATTAGATTATTTTGCAGAATACAGACAAAAGATTGCTGAATCAAACAATCTGATAGAAAAAGAACGCGAACTTTATCGAGAAGCGGAACAAGTTCGAACAATGAAAAATCAGTTACAACTAGAATTAACCGGCATGGAAAAACTGATCACAATAATGATAACAAATGACTGGGACCCAGTTGAGGCCAAGTTAAAAACTACAAGTGATGAACTCCACACATCATTTTGGAATACAGGCAACGAAGCAGAAACACTAAAATACGCCAATTCTCTAGTCAATACTGCATATGGAATCACAGGTGCAACAGGTTCTATCAGTAATATGGGTGCGATATCAGCACACGGTGGTGCATATACCTGTGCCAACTACAATTACAATTATAATTTTGCTGGTTTAACTGTTAGTAGTCCCACTGTTAGCCTATCTGGTGCAATGGGAAGTTCTTATCAGCCTACGGCTGCAACAGGTGCCAATGGTGGCACTGGCAGCAGTTATTAACCTAGAGAGATCAAGATGTCTGATATACAAACATATACTGGAAAAGTAGCACAGGAAAACGGCGAATTGGTTTTGGTTTTTGATTTACAAATGCTGGTTGATTTGGGTTGGAAAGATGGAGACACTATAATCTGGGACATTCGTGATGATGCTGTTGTAATAAAAAAACAAACAGAAGAGATATGATTGTTTTGAAATATTATCTCTGAGAAGAGAAGGAAATTAAAAATGACTGTAACAAATACAGGTGTAATCTATCTTGGTAATTTAAGTCAAAATTCAACAGGTGTGTCATCATTATACTCAATTGGTGGGTTGAATCAGATGAATTCATTTATAATATCAGGTGATAGTTGGGAATTGACTATTTCATCCGATGGAAATGTTACTTGGTGTGGTCCGCTGTCCAAGAATGTGGAAAAATTTCTTGCATCGATAAGTGCCAACATAGATTTGCAAACTGCTGGAAAACATGCACTCGCCAAAAATTATCTGACAGTATTGAAACGGTGTTTAACTCAGATAAAAAGCATGGAACGCGAGGAATTTATCGAGTTGCTTGAACGCGAAATTTTCTCGCGTCAAAGCAAACAAGTCTGGAATACTCTCAGAGAAAGTGATGAATACAGTGAGTGAAAACACTGATAATCAAGTGTTACTACTACAGTGGGATTATCTCAACTGTGATGAAATGCAGGAAAGAATTGACTGGTGCAGAGATAACTTGATATCTGGTCAAGATTGGGGGTTTTGTGCAGAACATAAGATCTGTGTCATAATGAATCAAACCGCAGCAATTCTTTATAACCTACGATGGTTTGAAGCAGGCAAGACTCAACCTGGATATGCATCAGGGCTATTTTTGGATAACATGGATACACATCTAGGATAGCATGAAATGAATGATTATAGTCTTTGGCTGATTTCTAATAAACCACAGGTTTTTTCTGAAATACAAACTGGATTACAGCCTGAAATTCTTAATTTTTTTGATGGCACAGGTGTAAAAAATTTCAGCACACTGGTTAATAACTGTGTGGTCCAGTCACCTAGCGAAACTGTGATTCTTATGAGTGATAAGGTTCGTCCAACACAGCAACATATTCAAAAGACACTTGAACTTTTGAACCAAGGATATGCCTTTGTTGGACTACAACTATTTAGATTTTTTGGATTTCGCAAAGAACTATTCAGACAGATTGGATTTTTTGATGAAAGATTCACAGGAACAGGTTACGAGGATTATGATCTTGTTGTGAGAATGATAGAACACAATCTGTCGTTTTACACTGATGAAACTGTGCCTTGGAATCATGCACCTAGTCAATGGACTGTCAATGGACATTATCCAGGTTACGAACACTGGTGTAAAAAATGGTTACACCATTGGAATCCACCAAATCCAGTTCCAATAAAACTTGAAAGAACTGTTGCAGAAGAACGATACCAGCACTATCAGGATAAGATAGGACCAAGCACAGGCTGGAAATTTCTCACTGGCAGAGAAAATACATATAATACAAACTACCCGCATGTAGGTGCATTTTATGACATGGCAATTGTGTCAAGTGCCCAGATGCGATATTCACGAATATAAAACACTAACAACAGGGAAACATAAAGCATATGAGCATTCCAGTTCGATTCAATTGGTACAACAAATCAGGTGATCTACTGGCAGCCAATCGTGGTTGTTTTACCATAAGTTATGGGCAAGAATCTGGTGATCTCAGATTGTTGAGCCAGCGGTTACAGGAATGTTCGCTGGAATATCACAGAAAGCACATACACCCTGATGTCAGGTATATGGTGCCACTCGCTGCACCTGACTACATGTTTGATCTGGAAGACCTTGCAGCAATAATACCCAACAAATACAAGGATAAATCATGACAAAACCCATTATACCATTTGGTTGGCTACCAGGACACTGGGGACTAAAAGGTAAAACTCGCCTTATCGCAAAGGCAGAATACGAACTCTCAGGCGACGAATTGGAAATACGCCTGCTGGAAATAGAATACAACACTGATCCCTCGATGCTTGAACTAAAAAAACTTTCTATAGAGTTCAAGAATTCAAAAATTGACAGTTATACCTATGAACGCAGATGTGCCGAACTCTCGGACTATACAGATGATGTTCAAAAAAATCTAGCATTGCTTGAAGTAGAAAAAAAACACGGCAAAATCACACAAACTCAATATGAAAGACAGCGTGCTGATCTGTTAAAACAGCCATGGGTAAGCATGCCTGTGATTAACTGGGATCCAAATATCAGCAACAGAACATTTTTTGAATTAGATTATAATGAACATTTTCTTCAGCATTTACGCAATAATGGCTATGATGGCGATGATGATACTGTTATCAATCGCTGGCTAAATGACATCTGTATATCAATTGCCGAAGACATAAACGGCATGGAAGCAGAATTAATCACACCAACCCGTAGAATAGACTCAGACGATACGCAGTAGTCTTGACACCAGTTTGCGTTGCTCTATAATTAATGATATATTGGAGCAACGCAAACAATGGCACAGACTTATATTATCATTGATAATCAAAACCTCTTCATGCGAGTAAGGCATGGCGTCAAGGCCCCTGATGCAGAGCAACAACTGGCACTGGCTTTGCATATTATTTTTTCCAGTATTAAAAAAGTCTGGACACAGTTTGATGCAGACCATACAGTTTTTTGTTTAGAAGGCCGGAGTTGGCGTAAGGATATCTATACTCCCTACAAAGCCAATAGAAAAATTGCTGCCATCAAAAGAACTGCCAGAGAAATTGAAGAAGACGAAGTTTTTTTTGAAATCATGGATGATTTTGTAAAATTCATTGGTGGCAACACAAATTGTACTGTTCTCAGACACCCAGAAGCCGAGGCAGATGATATGATTTCACGATGGATTGCACTGCATCCAGATGATTCACATATTATTATCAGCAGCGACAGTGACTTTCAACAGTTGATTGCTCGTAATGTCATGATTTACAATGGCATCACTGGGTTGCTTTATAGTCATGAGGGCGTTTTTGACAAAGATGGTAATATAGCCAAAAACAAATATGGTATAGATTTGCCAGTGCCTGATCCTGAGTGGATTCTTTTTGAAAAATGTATCCGTGGCGATGATGGTGATAACATCATGAGTGCATATCCAGGTGTTCGCACTAAAAAACTACAAGAAGCCTACGCCGACAGAATGAATAAAGGGTTTGCGTGGAACAATCTTATGTTGAGCAAGTGGACAGACCATGACAGTGCAGAACACAGAGTCAAAGATGACTATGACAGAAATCGGCTGTTGATTGATTTAAGTATGCAGCCAGCAGACCTTGTGGAAAAATTTGACAATAACATTGCAGCAAGTATCATCACCAAGCCACGGAAACAGGTCGGTCTAGCGTTGATGAAATTCTGCAATCGGCATGGACTGGTAAAAATTGAAAAAAGCAGCAGTGAATACAGCAGTTGCTTTAGTAGTGCCTATAATGGTAAATTGCTAGAACGCATCACAGAGCAGGAGATTATCGAATGAAATATGTTTTACGACCTCTAACAGACAACAGTTGGATTTTGTTAGGTGATGGTAGCCGTATTGGCTTAGTAAATTCTATTGACAACAAAATCTCTGTTATTGGAAATATTACACCGAAAACCTATGATAGTATAGGTGATTTACAAAAACGCCTTGGTGGAAAAATTCACATTGAAAAAAATACACCATCTGTCAAAGAAGTGGAATTGGGAGAAGTGTTTGGATTTCCCGTCAAACACAAATCTGTTCATGATCTAGAACAAGAACCAGTTCCCAACTATCTCAGGTCAGCAAAAAGCAAAGACAGATATGCTGCTGGATACTATGCTATAAAATTCACCAATGGTTGGACACCGTGGTTTTGTCCGCGATTGACAACAATTGCAGAGCATGAATTTCTTGGACCATTTAAAACCAAGATTGAAATGAATCATCAAATATCAGCAAAGAACAAGGAAAAAACTATATGAGCACCAGTGCCCTTGAAAATTTTGTAAAAAAATACCAAACTGCTAAAAGTTATAATAGCAAAGAAATTCGGCTGACTCTACATGATGCCGAAGAACTCAGCACTGCAATTGCTTTAATTCTCGCCAATGTGAATACACTGAGTGAAAAAATTATTCAACTACAGGATCAACTACTGCAGACATCTGACATAACTGCACAAAACCTCATAGTATCAGGAGGAAAATTCTGATATGGTACAATGGCCAACAAAACCAGCAGAAGATGTGACTGTTACTTGGCTAGGTGCTCAGTTAGGCTGTGATATACAAACAGGACCATGGATTGCCGGAGGTACGCCAAGACTTTTATGGTTTGCCGAAGACCAGACTGGACATGATATTGATGTGTTTTTTCCAAATATACACTGTTTAGAAAATGCTCATGTTATTATGAAAACAATAACTCAGTCCACAGGTTATCAAACTATGAATGCCTGTACTTATACAGTTGTGCATAATGGCAAAACTATAGAAGTTCAATTGATTAGCAAACACTTTTACAAGTCACTGGATGCACTATTCAACGATTTTGACTTTACAGTATGTAAATTTGCCACAGATGGTAAAATTTTAGTCGGTGACAGTGAAGGTGTTGAACATTGTAAAAATAAACAACTATCGTGGAACGAAAAAAGTAATCAGACTATATCTCCATATAGGGTAATAAAATACAGCACCTACGGATTTGATATTGATAATCATATATTGCACAGCCTTGTGAAAAAATACAACAACAATCCAACTACTTTTAGTCAGGATCCAGAATATGAATAATACTATTGAACATTATAGAGTTTTTAGCAAACTGTCAGGGCTTTGTTATTTTAAAGAATTTGACAACAAAAAATATATGATTGTAGCAGGCATTTGTTTGCCTTGCCATGTGGGAATTTGCCTTGTACTTTATGTTATGACAGGCAGCGGGGCATACAAGGAATCTTTGGGACAACAATTGGACCTGAGCATACTTGAAAAATTGAATCCTGGTGATACTATGATTGAAAATCTCAAAACATGTTTGCCATGGAAAATTGTAGATAGTCTTTATGAACGAATGGGTTTTATAATGCGAGAGTGGACATCTGGTGATTTTGAGCAGATTGTCTGTGAACACGGAAATGCCTTCTATGATGAACCATTTGTAGAAGAGTGAATGCAAAATCCATACTTTGGTGAACTACTGTTAGTCTAAAGGCCAACAGATTCCTTCCAACGAAGGAATGATTCCTGCTTCAAACGATACATGTCTAGATGATACGGCCGTATCACCCCCGACAGAGGTATCTCCACAGGCGTGAATTTCCGCAGTTCCTGCGGTATTGATTTCTTTAATTCCCCAATTGAGTATGTTGATGGCTGCATTGAGATCTCTATCCATGACATTATCACAATTGGAACACACATATGTTCGTTCAGATAAAGTCATGGCTTTTTTAGATCCACAGCAACTACAGGTCTTGGTGCTAGATGCCCACCTGTTGATCTTGTGCAGCAAGCCATTATTCCACTCTAACTTGTAATCCAGTTGAGTGATGAATTGGTACCAGCCTTGATCCTGAATGGCTTTGGCCAAATTCCTGTTTTTAATCATACCTGCGATATTGAGGTCTTCCACTATCACCACTTGATAGTTCTTGGCTATCGAACTGCTCAATTTGTGATGCCAGTCTAATCTTGTGTTGCGTATTTTACGATGCAACTGTGCCACTTTGATTCTGGCTTTGTGCCGGTTTTTGCTGGTTTTTTGTTTGCGAGCCAATTTACGCTGGCGTTGTTTCAGTTTTTCTTGTTTGCTTCTGTATATGCGTGGTGTTTCTGCCACTTCTCCATCACTGGATACAAAAAACTCTTTGAGACCAAGATCAAGACCAACACAATCGTTTGTTGATATATGACCTGGCACCTGACCCAGTTGTTCTTGATCTTGTTTTGCCAAACAACAAACATACCACTGATCAACATCCAGTTTGATTGTAATAGACAGCAATCTACCCTTGATTTTGCGATGATATACCCACTTGACTTTGCCCAGCTTGGGTATTGAAATTTTATCTTGCCACCACTTGATGTGTTTTGTATTGGTTTGACTTATTTCAATCCCTGTTTTATCTGTGTGTTTGGATTTGAATTTGGGGAATCCACGCTTGTGTCTGAAGCAGTTTTTCATTGCTGTGTCCAGATCAAACACCTTATTTTGTAGGGCATGTGCTGGTGCATCCATCCACTCGTGATCTTTTTTCATTTGTGGTAGTTTGCGCTTCATCTCAAATCCAAAGGTGAATTTCTTTTCCCGTTGATATTGTTCTATGTTGGCAGCGAGTAATTTGTTCCATACAAATCGCAATTGCCCCATCCAACCAACAAGAGTTGTTTCTTGCTCTGTTGTTGGATAAATGCGATATTTGTATGCAATCATCGTCATAAATATATTTAGTAGTTTATATTAAAAAGGTACTAATATGTATCAAAAAAAACAATATAATCAAGGCAAAGTCGCCTCTCCTATCTGTTGGTCTAAAGACAACACAGATTTGCGATGCGAAAGACTAAATAAGTATGGAGAAACACATGAGTCGTCCAAAACCTACAGTTTTATTAGACAGCACTGATCCTGAAACCTACAAGAGCGAACAAGTTCTGCAGGCAGATGGGATTTATGCTGTTTTTCTAGACGATCAGCCCATTAATCTTCGCAGTCTTAACAAACTATTAGATTATCCAGGACCAAAATATCGCAAGGTTTCATTTTCTAATAGCGGACATGCTTTCAATCTTGCTGAAAAATTAAACAAACTTTTTCGAACTGACCGCTTTTGTGTGGTTTTGCTAAAAAATGGCGAGACTATCACGGAAAAACATTGAAAACCTACCTGTTCTACCAGTTGGTTATGTCACTGCCAGTGAATTAATCTCAGGCTTATTAGACAATCCTGCAGTATATACTGCATGGACTCAGCAATATCCCACTATTCCAGTGGATATTGCTGGTGTTGTGCGTGTTATGTTTATGAAAAACAGTTGGCAGTTGACAACTTTTGGAGCAACTTGTTTTTCACAGACTTTTGCAAGTTGGGAATTAGAGCATGATGACAATGCACTTATGACTGGCAGAATCTTGATAAGCATGAGTCATATAGCAAAAAGTCCCTGGTATAATCGTGGCAGACATGTTTATGTTTGGAGCGAGAGTGTTAATTTTGAAATGTGGATGTTTGATGGTAGTTTAAAATCATATATTGATTTTTATTTGGTAAAATAATGCTTGACAGGGTTATATAACCGTTCTATACTCAGCCTATCAACATCAAGGAGTGAAAACACGGTGGCTACTACACGCAATAAGATTTTGGAAACTAGTTCAATTAATCCCAGTGGTTTAAAGTTGGCAATTCGTCACAGTATTGCTCGCAAGCGGCCAATGTTTATTTGGGGACAGCCAGGAATTGGTAAAAGTGAGATCGTAGCAGAAGTTGCTCGCGAACAGAACCGTCCGCTGATTGATATTCGTCTTCCACTGATGGAACCAACTGATATTCGTGGTATTCCTTATCTGGCAGAAATCAAGGTTTATGATAAGGAAGGTAATCTGCTTCGTGACGAGACTGGTGTGCCTATCACTGATAAGGAGTTCCGGTGGAGCACACCAAGTGATCTTCCAACTGACGAGGCGAGCCGCGCACTGGTATTCTTTGACGAAATGAGTGCTGCACCTCCATCAGTGCAGGCTGCTACCTATCAGATTATCCTCAATCGTCGTATCGGCAATTATGTAATGCCTGAGAATGTTGCTATTATTGCTGCTGGAAATCGTGTCAAGGACAAGGGTGTTGCTTACAATATGCCTATGCCGCTGGCCAATCGTTTTGCACCTCACCTTACACTAGAAGTAGATGTAGAAGACTGGAAGGAATGGGCAACTCTCAACCGTATTCACAAAGATATTGTTGGCTACATTAACTTCCAGCCTGGTGATCTAAACTCTTTTAATCCCAGCGTTGATGGATATGCCTTTGCTACGCCACGCAGTTGGTATTTCTGTTCAGAGTTGTTGCAAGAGATGGATGCTGAAGGCAACCTGGCAGATACTACACTTCCTGCAAACGTTCTTGGTGAAATGATCAAGGGTACTATCGGTGAAAGTATTGGTATCAAGTTCTTGGCTTATCGCAAGCAATCTGCCAATCTTCCTTCAGCCAAGGATGTTTTATCAGGCAAAGTCAAGACCCTTGCCAGTAAGCAAATTGATGTGATGTATGCACTGAGCACCGCTCTATGCTACGAACTGCGTGATGTTGCTGAACGGTGTAAGAAACAGGAACGGGAAGGTGACAAGAAAGCCATGGATACATTCCATAATCAGGTTAATACCTTTTTCTGTTTTATCATGGATAACTTTGAGGATGAACTGGCAATCATGGCTAGCAAGACTATCTTGGGAACTTATAAGTTGCCAATCATGGGACCTAAAATTTCAAACTGGAATGAGTTTGTAAAACGGTATGGTGATCTGTTACCGCATGTTGGTTGAGGCATAAAGCAAGGCAGGATGTAAAAAATCCTGCCTTTTTTACTTGACCTACCACTGTTATGTGGTAGAATGTTTTATAAACATCTAGGAGAATGTAATGGCTAATGTACCTCTTGCTACTAAACGCAGTCCTGTTGAGACAAAAATTAAACAATCTAAAATCAAGCTATTGTTCAATCAGCCTTTTTTTGGTACCCTGCTTATGAATTTACCAATGGTTGATGCCACAGATGCTGGTTGGTGTCCAACTGCTGCAGTAGATGGTCGTTATATTTATTATAATCGAAATTTTTTGGAGAAATTGAGTGTAGATGAAGTTCAGTTTGTACTCTGTCATGAAATTCTACATGTGGCGTTTGACCATCTAGGTCGTCGCAGTCATCGTGATCCAAGTTGGTGGAACATGGCAAATGACTATGTAATCAATGCTGCACTTATCAAAGATAAGATTGGCAAAATGCCAACTGAACGTGTTACTGTTCAAGATACTGATGCAAGTGGTAAAAAAACCACTTCTCAGCGTGTTGGTCTGTATGATGCCAAATATGAAGGTTGGACTAGTGAAGCTGTCTATGATGATCTTGAAAAACGCAAGGTCAAAAAAGAATTGACTCTTGATGTGCATCTGGAACTGGGCAAGGATGGAAAATCAGCCGGAGGACAGAACACAACTAAAGACGGTATACAAATTCCTGGCTTGAGCGAAGAAGAACTTAAAAATCTACGCGATGAGATCAAATCTAAGATTTTACAAGCTGCCAACGCCGCCGCTGGAAAAATGCCATCTAGCTTACAGCGACTGATTGATGATCTTGTTGAAAGCAGGGTCAATTGGCGAGATTTGCTACAGCAGAGTATACAAAGTTGTTTGGTGGATGATTTCACCTTTATGCGACCAAATCGCAAGCATATGTATGGTGGCATTTTTATGCCAACGCTCAAAAAAGACGAGACTATTGATATTCAAATTGCCATTGATATGAGTGGTTCAATTTCAGATGCAATGGCCAAAGATTTCCTCAGCGAGGTTTGGGGCATGATGCAGATGTACAATGACTTCAAGGTTGGCATTGTGTGCTTTGATACTCAGGTGTATAATTACAAAGAGTTTACCAAAGACAATGAAGATGAACTGCTGACATATGAATGTAAAGGTGGTGGCGGTACTGACTTTGACGCAGTTTGGAATTTTTGGAAATCTCAAGAGATTGAGCCAAAATTGGCTGTATGGTTCACAGATGGATTCCCAAATTCCGCATCTTGGGGACCAGAAAATTACTGTGACACCTTGTGGGTGATAACTGAAGGTTATAAAACCCGTGTTCGCCCGCCATGGGGACGCTGGGCCTATTTCGAACATGGCAAGGGCGTTGAAGAAACAGGTTCTGCCTGATTAGCACCTTCATATAATCGGTATAACTCCTCTATTGTGATGTTTGATTTACATCCTTTGGAGGAGTTTTCTTTTCTGCTTATAATTTTTTGAATTCATGGCTATGTTGTTTTAGCATTGAGTTAAATTCATCAACGGAGTTAATCTGTATAGTTACTCATAACATATATTTTTGTATATGTCATTATATTTTTTTAACAGAGGGACTATAGACTCCTCTGTTGCGGATATTGATGGCTGCGTTGATATCTGCATCCATCTGCATTCCACAACACAAACA